TGTAATTCTGCATCATAAAAATAATGCCAAGGTCCATTTAACCATTGAACAGGTACGTTTTTTTCTTTTAGTTTATAAGAGAAAATAGTTTCATTGTCATATCCAAATGTATCTATAATATTTTGTGGATACATAGATTCTTTTTTATATTCATCACTTCGTAAGTAATGCATTAAATCAAATAACTGTATCAAGTTAGTCCAATAATCTAATTGTTTCCAATGTTGTTTATTTGATCCAATAATACCTGTATTAACAACATCGCATTGTGGTCCATATCCGTCTTCTTCTAACATAGCCATCGCATTAAAATATTTTGCTGATGGTGAACGAATTGTTCCTTTAATTCTATCAAGAGGAATATGTGTTTGCCTGATTTTATCATTATTGTTTGCGATTGCTATTCCTTTAGATAAATCCCACACATCAAAAAAATTTTCTTTAGTTACAGGAACAACATCAAAATCTAAGTACAAAACTTCATCGTGATTGTGAAGATAATAATTCATTAATTCAAGTTTGTAAAAATTGACAATATTATACATGGTAATAAATGGGAAATGTTTTTTAAAGTATAAAACATAATCGGTGAAATCCTTATCATATTGATTTAAATAAAACTCTACTCCTATATTGTCTGCGTAGCGTTTTTTACAATCTATAAGTTTGTCATAATGTTCTGTAAATTTATTTTTAGTATTGATATTGGTTGGGGTTTTACCCTCTTTGAGAATATCTTTATCGAAGAAATCTAGTTCTTCTTGAGGAATATCTATGAATAAACTGTAAATTGCCCTTGACATATATCACCTTATAAGTTACAATAAATACTTATAACATAAACAAAAGGATTTGTCAATGGAAATATTGGTCACTGGTTCAAGTGGATATGTGGGTTCACACTTAAAAAAATCTTTAATAGATGACGGTCATGATGTAGTTGAATGGGATTTAAAAATTGGCAAGGATATCAAAGATATAACACCTTATGATATTAGATCAACTGATGCAGTTGTACATTTGGCAGCATTTGCCGATGTTAAAAAGTCTATGAAAGAACCAGATGTTTGGTATCAAAATAATGTAGATTACTCTACAAAAATATTTAATTACGCAACACCATGGAATGTTCCTGTCATTTATGCAAGTTCATCTTGTGCTAAAGTTTGGTGGAAATCTGCATATGGAATGTCAAAAAAAGCAATGGAATCTGTTGCGATTGCTGACGGAAAACATATTGGATTGAGATTTACAAATGTCTTCGGTGAGACAGGATGTCGTGAATCTATGCTAATTCCAAAAATGATAAGTAAGACACTAGAATATAAAACATCTATGACAAGGGATTTTATACACGTTTTAGACGTTGTTGATGCGATTAAACTGTTTTTATACAGAAAGTCATTTCGTGAGGAACACACACAACACGTATATGATGTTTGTTCTGGCGTAGGGAGAAAGGTAAATGAAATAGTTGATAAATACTACTATAAAGATGTACCTTTAACTGAAGGCGACCCAATAGAAAATGACGATAATACAGGTAATCCTACAGATTTGATGAATTTAGGGTGGATGCCAAAGAGGGATTTAGATAAATACTTAGAGGAAAAATTAAATGGCGATACCAAATTCGAAAGCAACATTTAAAAATTATTGTCTTAGAAACTTAGGTTTTGGCGTAATTGATATAAATGTATCTGATGATCAAGTAGATGATCGAATAGACGAAGCAGTACAATATTTTTCACATTATTATTTTGATGGTGTTGAGAAGATGTTTCTCAAATATAAGATTACAGCAGATGATATTACACGAGCAAGAAGTAATGCAACAACCACTGCAACTGATAGATCAGATTCAAGTGTAACCGCTTCCTTTGAAGAAGGAAAAAATTATATTCCAATGCCATCAAGTATCGTATCTGTTTTAAGAATCTTTAGATTTGATAATGCCGCAACAAACAATATGTTTGATATTCGTTATCAATTAAGATTGAATGATTTGTATGATTTTTCATCAACATCAATTGTGCATTATGAAATGACAATGCAACACTTAGATTACCTATCACACTTGTTAGTTGGTGAAACACCAATTCGATTTACAGAACATCAAGGAAGATTGTATTTAGACATGGCATGGGATGCCGATGTTAGTGCTGATGATTATTTAATCATTGAATGCTATAGAAAAATTGACCCAGATACTTACACTGATCTTTATGACAATATGCATTTAAAAAGATATGCAACAGCATTAATTAAAAAACAATGGGGTGCAAACTTATCAAAGTTTCAAAATGTTACTTTGTTAGGTGGAGTGTCTATGAATGGTGAACAAATCTATTCACAAGCACAAGAAGAAATTGAAAAGTTAGAAACATATATTGAAAATTTACAATACCCAGATTTAATACTGAAGGGGTAATAGATGGCTGTTAACAGTGCATTCAAAACATCAGGTCTAGCGGCAACAAGTGCTGAACAAAATCTTTATGCAGATTTAATAAAAGAAGCAATTCAGATTCATGGACATGATGTAAATTATATTGATAGAACTTTAACAGCAAGAGATGATATATTTGGTGAAGATTCACTATCACAATTTAATAAACAACAAACTATAGAAATGTATGTTGAAGATGCTGATGGTGGATATCAAGGTGAGAAAGAACTAATACAACAATTTGGTTTAGAAAATAGAAATGAGATTACTTTTGTTGTGCATCGTACACGTTTTGATGATGTTGCACATCAATTAGATTTGGAAACTGCAACAGCAACAACACAAGGTTCTCTTCTTTTAGAATCAGGTACACTTGCACAACATCGTTTTGGAATTCAGTCAGCAAGTTTTGAAAGTGCGTATTTAAGAAATGAAGATGCAACTTTAGGTACTTACAATAACAGACCAAAAGAAGGCGATTTAATTTTTCATCCTGTTTTAAAAAAGTTATTTGAAGTATCATTTGTTGATCATGATGAACCATTTCATCAACTTGACAATAACCCTGTCTATAAGTTAAGATGTAAACAATACGAATACAGTTCTGAAGTGCTTGATACAGGTATCGCTGAAGTTGATGCAATTGAAGATGCATTGTCTGGCGATACTTTAGATCATCAGTTTACTCTTGAACAAACAAGCGCCTACAATGAGAGTATTGCTCTTGAATTTAATACAAACAAAATATATGGTGATTCATTACTTATGGAAGACAATGATGTTGTCGTTCACGAAAATGATAGTTCATCGATTGGTGAGAACATACTTCTTGAAAATCCTGCTGATACAGGAATTGATAGTTATCTAATTCAAGAAGACTATATAGTAGGTGACATGGAAACAGATAAGACAGCACAAAATGAATTATTTGAAGAACAAGACGAAGACATATTAGACTTCTCTGAATCTAATCCATTCGGAGACGCTGGGAGAACATAATGTTAGGAACACAATTTTATCATGAAACAATCAGACGAATGGTTGTTACATTTGGTACGATATTTAATAATATTAATATCGTAAGAAAAGACAATAATGGAAGCATCATACAAAAGATGAAAGTTCCATTAGCATATGGACCAAAACAAAAATTTTTAGTGAGATTAGATCAAGATGCAAACTTAGATTCAAAGGTGGCAATAACATTACCACGAATAGGTTTTGAAATACAAAATTTAACATATGATGCAGCAAGAAAATTAAATCGTGTTCAAAAGTTTAAAAAAGTAAAAGGTTCCAAAGCAAGTCAATTAGATACTCAGTATATGCCTGTTCCATATAATCTTGACTTTGAATTATATGCAATGGCAAAACAATCAGATGATGCATTGCAAATTGTTGAACAGATTCTTCCATATTTCCAACCAGATTATACTGTGACTATTAATGACATGGCAGACATGGGTATCAAAAGAGATGTACCTATTATTTTAAATTCAATAAGTTATGAAGATAGTTACAGAGGTGATTTCAATGAAAGAAGAGCAATTGTTTACACTTTAACATTTACTGCTAAATTCTATCTATATGGACCTGTGACTTCAGACAAAGTTATCAAACAAGTTCAAGTCGATCAATATACTGATTTGCCAGTTAATACACCAACAAGAGAACAAAGATATACAGTGACACCGAATCCAACTTCTGCTGATGCAGATGATGATTTTGGATTTAATGAAACAGTTTCATTCTTTGAAGATGCGAAAGACTTCAATCCAGCAACAGGACAGGATGAAAATACATAATATAGGATGATATTTTTTGAACAAATTTTTAGAAGATGCTAAAGTTACAGGCGTTGCTTTAGAATTAACTCATAGATGTACATTAAAGTGTGCAAGTTGTTTTAGGCAAAAAAAAGATTATATTCATGAAAAAAGAGATATAACTGATGAGGACTTTGAAAAATTAACAAATTTTTTTGATCAGTATATGACTTTTACGGGTCAAATGTCAGATGCAATTTTTCATCCAAAACTTGCAGAATTCCTAAAAATAACACATGAAAAAAATATTAAAGTAGAAATAACAACTGCAGCTTCACATAAAAAACAAGAGGAATGGGAGAATTTTTTTGCAGCCAACCCTAATGCTCGTTGGATTTTTTGTATAGACGGATTACCAAAATACAGTAGCATATATAGAAAAAATCAAGACGGTGAATTTATGTATGAAATGATGTTATTAGCAAAAAATAAATATAAGTTAAATGTAGTTTGGAAATACATTGTATTTGAATATAATGAAAATGATGTATTTACTTGTGGCCAACTTGCAAAAAAACATGGTATAGATTTCAAAGTGAGTGAAAGTGGAAGAGGCATAACACCAGAATCCACTTTCGAAGAAACAACAGGTAATGTTGATGAATTAGATAAGTTATATCAACACAATCCAAATTTTACATATACATTTAAACCAAAGTGTATTGGATATGATGGCAAAAGAAAAGATAAAGTTACATCAACAACAAACCATTTATTACCTTGTTGTTGGTGTGATCAACATCGACATGAAATACCTGAATTAACACAAGAACATTTAAAGATACATAATGTAGATAAAATAGAAGATATAATATTGTCTGATGAATGGAATGCATTTGAAAAAAGGTTAGAAACAGGTGATCCACCTAAATTTTGTAAAAAGTATTGTGGTTATGGTGGAAATTTTAGAGATGATATAACTTTATACGGATTTAATTCAAATAATGAATAACAAAACAGTAAATTTAGATATCACTCACAAATGCACATTACAATGTGCTGGTTGTAATCGTCAAAAAAAAGAACACACTTATGAAAAAAGAGAGATGACTTTAGATGAATTTAAAAAAGTCTGTGATTATTTTCAACATATAATACTATGTGGTCAAGTCTCTGATCCAATATTTCACAATAATTTAGATATAATGTTAAAGATGGCTTATGAAAAAAATATTTTTATTGAAGTACATACTGCTGCATCTCATAGAAAAACTGAAACATATCAAAGATTTTTTAGTGCTAATCCTAAAGCAAAATGGTATTTTGGGATTGATGGTCATCCAAGAGATAGCCACAAGTATAGAATAAATCAAGATGGTCAATATTTGTTTAATATTATGAGAATGGCAAAACAAGTATATCAATTAGATGTTGTTTGGCAATATATTATATTTGATTGGAACGAGGATCATGTTTTTGAAGCAGCTGCGATGGCAAAACGTTTAGGGATAAGTTTTTTAATAATCGAATCAACAAGGGGAAAAAATGATTATAAACATAAATATGATTTTCAACCAAAATGTTTACAAAACAAAAAGGAAATAGGTCATACTACAAAAGGATTTCTTTTACCATGTTGTTGGAGTGATTATTACATAGCAGAAATACCAGAATTAACAAGAAAACATTTGAGTTTATCAAAAGCAAAAAATGTTAAAAATATAATTAATTCTAGAGAGTGGAATCAGTTTGAGAAAAGACTGAATACTGATCCACCAGAATATTGTAAAATGTATTGTGGTAATAAAAAAAATAATGAATCGTTGGAGATAAGATTTGACTAAAGATGTGGATAAAATAATAGACAATGCATTAGGTGTTGTAGATGATATTGAAAAGGAAAAAACAAATATTGTTAAAAGGACACCAAGACCAAAAGAAAATGATGATGTTGATTCTGATTATCAATATCAAAGAGAAAATTTTTACAATCTTATTGAAAGAGGTCAAGATGCTGTCGAGGGAATTTTAGAACTTGCTCAAGAATCAGACCATCCACGTGCATATGAAGTTGCAGGTAATCTTATTAAACAAGTGGCAGATGTTACTGAGAAACTTGTAGATTTACAAACAAAGATGAAAAAATTAAAAGATGTTCCAAACAGTGGTCCAAAAAATGTGACAAATGCATTATTTGTAGGTTCAACTGCTGAATTACAAAAAATACTTAAAAAAAATGATTAGTTTCAGAAACAAAAAGGTTGACATAGATTTATCAAACAAGTGTACTTTAGAATGTCCAATGTGTGCAAGACAAGAATTAAAAAAACTAAACAAAAAAGTGCCTGGTGGTGATATGTCAATTGAAGATTTTGAAAAGGTTTGTGATTACTATGGATCAGATGAAGAAGGAATATCATTATGTGGTCCTATTAGTGATCCTATATTTAATCCAAACTTTATTGAAATTTTAAAAGTTGCATACAGAAAAAATAAAAAAGTATATATTAGTACCGCTGCAACATCAAAGAAAAAAGATTTATATTGGTATGAAAAAGCATTTGATGCTAATCCTAATGCAACATGGATTTTTGGATTAGACGGCCTGCCAGATAAAAGTTGGGTATATAGAATTAATCAAGATAGTGATTTGATATTTGATGCAATGAAACTTTGTGTAAATAAAGGTTTAGATACAGTTTGGCAATATTTAGTTTTTGGATATAATGAAAATGATATTGATGATGCAAAAAAAGTTGCAGATAAAAATAATATAAACTTAGTTATCACTCATACATCAAGATATTGGTCTGATTTGTACAGACCAACAAAAGAAATTGTAAAAAAAACAATTAAAGAAGAAATGAAAGTATTTAAACCAAAATGTTTGAGTGGTGATAGACCTGCTTATATAAGTGCGACAGGTCAAGTATTACCTTGTTGTTGGGTTGATAAACCGACAGAGGACTTATTATCTACTGATAAAGTATTATCAAAATTAAACATAAAGGAATTAAATATTAATAATATTAAAAATATTGAAGAAATATATGAGCATAAAGTTTACATTAAATTTTATAATGATTTAAAAAATCAAAGTAAAGATTGTTCATCATTTTGTAGAAGCAAATGTTCAACAACAACAACAAACATAAAAGAGCGTTATGGAAAATTATCTAGGAAATCCTAACTTAAAAAAAGTAAATGCCGTTCAAGAATTTACCAAAGATCAAATACTTGAATACCAAAAGTGTATGGATGATCCATTATATTTTGTTCAAAACTATATGCGAATAGTATCTCTAGATCATGGTTTAATACCATTCAAACCATACGATTTTCAAAAAGAAATGATAGGAACATTTCATAAAAATCGATTTACTATTTGTAAACTTCCTAGACAATCTGGTAAATCTACAATAATGATTTCGTATCTTTTGCATTATGCATTATTCAATGCAAATGTTAATATTGCTATACTTGCCAACAAAGCTGCAACTGCAAGAGATTTATTAGGAAGACTGCAACTTGCATACGAAAACTTACCTAAGTGGTTACAACAAGGTGTTATGTCGTGGAATAAAGGATCACTTGAATTAGAAAATGGGTCAAAGATTCTCGCATCATCCACATCAGCATCAGCAGTTCGTGGTGGTTCTTACAATATTATATTCTTAGATGAGTTTGCATATGTGCCATCCAACGTTGCCGATGAATTTTTTAGTTCTGTTTATCCTACAATTTCTTCTGGTAAAAATACAAAAGTTATTATTGTATCAACACCCCATGGTATGAATATGTTCTATAAATTATGGAACGATGCTCAACATCAAAGAAATACTTATATTCCTATTGATGTGCATTGGAGTGAAGTGCCCGGTCGTGATGAAAAATGGAAAGAAGAAACAATTAAGAATACAAGTGAACAACAATTTAGAACTGAATTTGAATGTGAGTTTTTGGGGTCTACAAATACATTGATTAATGCAACTAAACTTAGACAATTATCATATGTAGATCCTATTCAACATAACGCTGGTTTATCTGTATATGAAAATCCTATAAAAGATCATGTTTATTTTATGACTTGTGACGTATCTCGTGGAACAAAGAATGATAATTCTGCATTTAGTGTAATAGATGTAACACAAATACCGTATAAAGTTGTTGCAACATTTAAAGATAATGAAATCAAACCATTAATGTTTCCACACAAAATTAACAGTGTTGCAAAAGCATATAATCATGCGTATGTTCTAGTAGAAGTTAATGATATTGGAGAACAAGTATCAAATAATCTTCATTATGATTTAGAATATGACAATATTGTTATGTGTTATATGAGAGGTCGTGCTGGACAAATTATGGGTGGAGGTTATTCTGGTGGAAAGGCTCAAATGGGTGTTCGAACAACTAAAGCAGTAAAAAAATTAGGAACATCTAATTTGAAACAAATAGTAGAAACAGATAAAATGGTAATTCAAGATTTTGATATGATTAATGAATTATCTACTTTTGTAATTAAGGGAAATCAAATAGAAGCAGAGGAAGGTTCTAACGATGATCTTGCAATGTGTTTAGTATTATTTGCATGGGCATGTGATCAAACATATTTTAAGGAATTGACAGATGTTAATATTCGTGCTAAAATGTATGCCGAAACACAAAATCAACTAGAATCAGATATGGCTCCTTTTGGATTTATTGATGACGGAATACATGATCCATACGAAACAAGTGAATATGGACAAGTTTGGACTACTGTCGATATACCTAAATGGGATGATTAAAGTAATTCTATCAGATCATTATCTAATTTAATCCAACAATTATGACAAAGCACTTTAGAATTGTCGATAAGTGTCAATATCTCATCTCTAGTGCCATTTATTGCAGTAGTTTTAGACTTCTTACGGATTTCAGAATCATGAGGGTGAAATTTAAGACACACTGTTTCAGATTCACCACAGTTTGTGCATGATTTATCAGATAGATGACTATTTAACCAAGAAACTCTTTTATTATAATGTCTTCTAGCAACTTTTTTAATAGTTTCTTTGTATTTTTCATAATGTGTTTGCATATTTGTATTTATATATACTTAGTATATAAAAACATCATTGTAGAAAATTAAATATCTATAAATAAGTATGAAAATTAAGATTAAATCTTTGAATAAAGGAGACAACCCATGGCATTTCTAGTTTCACCTGGTGTTCAGGTAAATGAAATCGATTTAACGAATGTAGTTCCTGCTGTTGCCACATCTATTGGCGCAATCGCTGGACCATTCGAAAAAGGCCCTGTTTCTAGCGTTACAACAATTAGTTCCGAAGAAGAATTAGTAAAATTGTTTGGTAAACCAAATGCAAACAACTTTGAAACATTCTTTACTGCTGCAAACTTCTTGGGTTATGCAAATGCCCTTAAGGTTGTTAGAGCAGAATCTGGTATTACTAATGCTGGCGCAAACAGTGGTATACTAATTAGAGACACAGAACATTATTTAACATCATTCTCAACAGGACAAGGTTCTCACGGTGAGTGGACTGCAAGAACAGCTGGAACATGGGGTAATTCCCTAGGCGTTTCTATTTGTGCAACTGCAACTGCTTACGAACAAGCACTAGGATCAAACAATCAAGTTAATGATGCCGCAGCTGCTGTAGGTGATACAACAATTACAGTTGACGATGCTGATGCATCAGGTTACGCAATCAATGTAGGTGATATGATTTCATTCTACACAGACGCAGGTGCAAGTACACCCGTTTCAGGTGAAGAGGGTATCGAATACGAAGTAACTGCAATAGCATCTGAGACACTTACAATTAAAAGAAAAGACGATGTAAACGGTCTTGGACTTAAAACTGCAATTCCAAATGATTCATACATCAAAAGACGTTGGAGATTCTATGATTACTTCGATAGAGCACCCGGCACATCAGCATGGGCATCTTCAAACGCAAAAGGTACAGGTGATGAATTACACGTTGTAGTTTATGACGAAGACGCAACATTAACAGGATTTGGTATTGACGGAAACGGAAATAGAGGAAGAGCAATCCTTGAAACTCATGGTTTTATGTCAAAGCATCCAAATGCAAAAGATGCTCAAGGTAATTCAAATTACTACCCAGATTATATTTACAGAGAATCACAACAAATTTATTGGACTGATCATCCATCAGCAGGTACAAATTGGGGAACAGATTTATCTGGTTCAACTGTATTTACTGCTGTTAATGCACCTGTAGTAGATTCACTGACAGGTGGAACAGATGATTACGCTGTAACTGCTGGTGAAATTCAAACTGCATATGAAAAATTTGCAGACGCTGCCGCTGAAGATGTAAATCTAATTTTAGGTGGACCATCATCAATCGTTGCTGATACACAAGCTGCTTATGATACTCACGGTACAATGTTAAGTGATATCGTATTAGGAAGAAAAGATTGTATCGCATTTGTATCACCAAGACGTGGTGCTGTAGTTGGAGCAACAAATTCAACAACTGCAACTGATGCTGTTGTAAATGATGCCGCAACTTTACCAAGTAACTCTTACTTAGTACTAGATAGTGGATACAAATACATGTACGACA